AACCAGCGATCAAGTTCGCGGTTTCATTCCTAATCGTTTCAGACTGGGCTGCGTTACCAGACTCTACGTCTGTATACAGTGTTTCGAGCTGCTGATTGAGCACATTGATTTCGTCTTGCGTACCGCCAAGAGATTCCAGTTGCTGACTGATAGAACCTATCTCGCTCTGCGTAGATTCTGCTTGTTGTCCCAGCGTTGTCAGCTCTTGATCGGTGGCGGTTTGAGCAGCGGCTTGTATCGCAGATAGCTCAGAGGCTGACGATTGCTGTCGGTCTAGTAGTTCTTGAAAATTACTCTCTATGACGCTGTTTATATCAGTCAAATCGGTGCTTAAAGACCCAATTCTTTGTGTGAGATCACCGACTAAAGAGCTTTGTCGGTCTGATAAATCTCCAATCGCAGCCTCTTGAGCCTGACGAACCAGTCTGTCGCCTTCTTCTATTTGACGAGCCAGAGCCGCTCTTTCATCTAAACCGGCTTGGCGCAGATCGAGGGTCTCAGCGTCAACCTCTTTTTGCATGTCCGCAATACGGCCTTCAAGCGCCTTCGTAATATCAGAGCGCTGCGCCAACGCAGCGTCTTCTGAGGTAGATAGCTCTTGACGCAATAAGTCTCGCAGACTGTCAATCTCGGCTTGACGAGCAGCGGTGGCGGCTTCTTCAGCGGCTCGTTGCTCTTCCATAATGCGCTCATACTGGCTTGCCAGCATGTCTTCAGTGTCTGGGGTAATAGCTTCCAAAGTACGCAGAGTGGGCGCTGCTGGCGCTTCCCTTGGCCCTCTGTCGTAGACGGGCTGCTGCATCAAATACCGATCTAAAGCTGAGTATGGCGAAGCTGAGCTTCCGTACTCGTCTAACGCGGCCTGTAGATCATTGGATTCAGCCATCTAATTCACCAATTTTTGCACGACCAATAGGAAGCTGCGAACACGTCCTTCTTCTTCTGAACCGCATCGCAGTTGTGGCGAGCACGAAAGTTACGCCGACGCTCTGGGTTGTCACGCTTGATCTCCATATTCGGATCACCGTAACGCACAATCTTTACCTGATCGCCCTTTTTGGCCAGAACCGCGAACTTCTTGTTCTTGCCGGGCGTTCTTTTTTGCTGGTTATAGCCGGGGAAAGACTCACCTCGATAGATGAGTCTGCCCGACTTCGTTCTCTTTACGTCGCTTGTATCAGCCATAAGACTTGATCAATTCCAACACAATCATATAAGTGTCACCGCTGCCGTGACCAACAGTGGTGAAGTCAAGATCGCCCGTGATGCCAGAGCCAGCGTTGTTTGGTATGCCACTGAAATCACTGTAGTCGTGATATCCATTGCTATCCTCACTGAGTCCGATAGCCAACACGTTGCTGGTTGCGTCAAACTCAATCTTGACTGACATCCCGGTACACTGCCACCAAATCTTGTTGATCGTCACGCGGTTGCATGACAAACCAGCCGAGTTGCTGGTCAGTGCCGAAACGTCTACTTTTTTGACTGCCGATTCACCCGTGCCGTCAGAGGCATTGGTGAACTTCAAGACGGCTTTGCGCTCGCCGTCCTGAATGGTTTGGCTTGTTACTGCATCTGCCATTGCCTATCTCCTATTTTGTGGATTAAGCGTCAGCGAAAGGCGTAACAATCGTTCCTGAACCAAGCAACAAGGTGTTATGAACGAGGTAGCTTATAGAGTCGATTGCAGTCACCTGAATGACGCTACCGACCAAACCACCTTTGGTTGAGCCATTGAAGGTCATTACGTCATTTGATGCGGCTGGGAAAAAAGCTTTTTTAGAGCCGTCATCTACAGCAACCATCGCTGCGCCCTTGAACTTGTCGGTGCCGTCAGTCTTGATATCCAAGTCAGTGGCTGCGGTTTCAATGTAGAAAAAGAAAGACGCGCCGATGTTGTTGCCTTGGTTTGGCGACGTTGGATCTGCGGGTGTGGTTGCATCGATTGTTGGCAAAGTAAACTTGCCGTCTGCGTCGTTGAGCAGAATGATCTTGCCAGCATGAGCCGCCACGGTCAGCGTGGTGTCTGCGGACAGACTGACGCTGCTGTTTACGCCTGCGGTGATGAAGCCGCCCAGCGATCTGACTGGGCCTGAAAATGTTGTCTGTGACATGGTATTACCTCTTACGAAAGGATTCGCCCCAGAGTCTTCGTAACGTCTGCTGAGCCAGTCGCTGGGGCTGGGTTTATCTCAGAGCCTCAGTGTATGCCAACGATCTACCAAAAAAAAGTTCATTTATTTGCACTTTTGTGTGTATACATAGTTGTACATGGACACGGAGTCTGTATAATGAGGGCCATAACAACGGAGAATGATGATGACAGTAAAAGTTTACCAGTTTCACTTGACGCAAGAAGACTTGGCTCTTTTGAACAAAGAGGGATGGGGCGCTTCAGAAAAAACTATGGCTTTCGCAGACAAAGGCATAGGAGAAATTGATTTGACTAAATGGTTTCACGCTTACGACCATGTTGCCACGGTAGATTCTGCGGACTTGGAGGAGGCTTTTCGGTTGACGAACCTTTGGGAAAAACCAGAGCTGGTGCAAAAGCACTCAACGATGTGCAGCGTATCAGTGGGAGACGTATTGGAAATGGACGGCCAGTTCTATTTGGTCGCAGATTTTGGTTTTGAAACGGTCAACATTGAGGAGGCCGCGTAAGCGGATAAGGAGGCACAAAAAAAGGGGGCATAAGCCCCCTTTCTTTTTGCTTGGTATCTACGCCCCTTGAGAGCCGTAAATTCCACGCCAGTCACTAAAGCCGAAGCTGTAACGCTCACGGGCCTTGTAACGGATATTACCAGTCGTAAAGTCTGGCTCCATCGTGGTTTCCATCGCAGTACGCTGGAACATCTTCAAGCCTTCGCCAGCGTCAGTAACGCTAGTTAGCAGGAAGAAGGCATCAGGATCAGTCAGGTAATGATTGACCGTGTAGCCACCGGGCAATACACCCGTGTTGCGTACAGCGTTGATGTCGTTATCGGCAGTACCAGAACGCAAAGTTGAGTTCAGGATACGGTCAGCAACAAACGTCAACTGAGGTGGAACAACCAGCTTGGTTGCCTGCACTGAGATGGTCAGACCCTTATCGTCAGTGAAGGTTGACATATCAATTAATGCGTCCTCCAAGGACGTTTCGTTCAAATCAGCCATTGAAGCCGCACGGTTTGCAGCAGTGCCGCCACCCGCTAAGGGGTGTGCCGTGTTGATCAATGTTACGCCATCACCGCCAGTGAAGTTGGCATCAAACGCATTGTTCAATACGTCAGCGCCTTTCACTTCTTTGGTGTTAGCCATAGATCGGGCCAAAGCCTTCACATATCGCTTGCCCAGTGAGTCGTAAAGGTTGTCCTCTACGGCTTCGTCGGTCAAAGCGAAAGCCAACGCAACGGTGTCGTGCGTGTAACGAGCGGTAAAGCACTCTGTAGCGTTGTCGAAAACCACGCCTTGACCTTCGGTCTTAGTAGGCGCACTTCCAAACCCAGTGATCAAAACCTCTTCTTCAAAGGCTCGCTGTGAGTCTTCGATAGCAAAGATTTCTTCATACTCGCGGTCATATGAGTCGTAGCTCATGCCAAAAAGCGAGTTCAGACCCGGCTCTAGCTCTTTAGCTAGTTGTGCTCTTGAAATAGCCATTATTTAACTCCCTATGCTAAGCCAGCGCCTTTAACGCCGAAGATTGAGTTTTGAATGACCACAAGCACGTTAGTGTTAGCCGAAGCAACATCGTCGTTGTTCGGGTCTTGCGAGATGTCAATCGCCTTGATTGGCAGGGTCGTTGCTGTCGCACCAGTGGTTACGTCCAGCTCAGCTCCCGAAATGCCAGTTTGTGTGCTGCCAGCACTGGTATAGACAATGTCGAAGTTGCCGAAGAGATCAGCGACTGGGAACGTGTCATCAGCCTGCACTTCGTAAACAACATTCGGATCATCAATGATGAAAGCGATGATGTCTGAAGCGTTAGTGCTTGCAGGGTAGAAGTTGCTAAACACCTGCTCCCCACTGGTGGGATCAGTGAATTGACAACCGTTAAATACACCAACTATAGGCACAGTGCCTCCGTCAGCGTGAACTTCCACCGTACCGCCAGTGACTTGAGCGACCATATCGCCTTGAAAAATGGATGTTCCATAGTTCGCAGCAATACGATATCGACTTGAGCCACCAGAATAAGGTGCGCCACCGATCATTCTGACCGGCTTCATTCCAAATGCAGCGTCTTTATTCGCCATTTGTAATTACCTCTATCTACGTCCAAATGTGACGTTGCTATCGCGTTGAGGATCGTATTTAACATAACGGCTATCACCACGGGTCTCGTTGAACATGGTGTTGTCCAACGCATCAGTGGCCTCTTTGCTTTTAGCCTGATAATAGGCTCTCCGCTCTTCAACCGTCTCGTTAGGGATCTTCGCTAATAGCAACCCTTCGTTGTAAACCACGCCTTCGTGCCGCCCATTGTCCATCGTCGGTAAAGAACGCCATTCTTCAGGAAGATCAGTGCCTCTTACGAGTTCCCACCCTTCCCTAATTCGACGCGAGACATTAGCTCGATCTTCTTGTCCCAACATAGATTCCCTGATCCACCGATAGGTATAACCCGGCGGTGGTGTGGGAGTCTCCAATGAGCGAACAGGTCGCCATGGTTTTCTGCGAGTCTGATTATCGTGTG